AGCCGTTGAAATTTTGCGCATACACGTCGTAGGCAGAAATTTTCTTTTCTGCTTCCTGCTTCGCTATTGCTTTGATTTTTGCGGTCTGGTTCCCACCGCTGCGGTTTTTTTCTTCCGCTGTCTCAGCGTCACATCGAAGGTTTGTTTTACTGTCCAGCTTATAAGTCAGTCCCGTTACCGGCGTGCGGTATGCGTTCCCGTGCTTATCATATACAGTAACAATATCTCCAGCCTCAATTGCCGGGTTTGATATTTCCGCGCTTTCAAAAGGAGTAATGCGAAAGCCGAGCAACCTATCCGCCCAAACAGAATCCCACATAGGATTGTTAGTAGAATGGCTGTTAATTTGTGCGAGCGGATTTCCTTCAATATGGAGGACATAACCTTCCTCACCTGTCATGAAATTCAATTCTTCATCTGCGGCGTTTACAACCGAAACGCCAGTTACCGCAACGCCGCCAGAAATCGTTCTAGATTCGTTTATTTCCGTTTCTGTACTTTCATACCATTTGATATGCAAACGTCCGTCTGCGTCGCATTTTGCAAATGAGCAAGCCAATTGCGACACCCAAGAAACGACATCACGAAAAGTCGCGGAATCGTCGATGTGCTGCCTATTTGATACCTTCCAACTTGCATTTGGGAAATCAAGAGAATCAACTACTACCCCACAGCGAGTACACGCATCGTCCAAAATAGCCGCAAGCGTAGCCGGATATTTCAAATTACTTTCGTTGTAGGGGCGGTCTAACTTTGCCAGATTATCAAACGCTGTTACCGTCACGTAATTATCATTATTGACGATTTCTTCCGTTGTATAGATTCCCTTTTTCACCCATTCAATAGTTAGGTTTCCCTCGTAGTCTTGAGCAGTAATAAGCCCGATTCTAACATCAAATTCAGCTTCGGCAAAATCAATTTCATTAAAGCGACCGTTAAAATTTTCAACTTCAAATTTTAATTTATTGATAATTGCGCCGCCAATGCCAAAAGAGCCTTGTTCTGTTGTCTCGTCCGTAATTGTAAGGCTTCCCATCATAATATTGTCATTGGATATTATCAAATTGTTGTTCAACTCGTTGAATGAATATAGACCTGTTTTCCGTTGCTCGTCGCTCAGTTCAATATTGGTATAAATTTTTGCTACGAATTGTCGGCCTGAAGAGGTTATAAGCTCTTTGTATTGGTTTGAAACATTTTGCATAGCTCTCCCCTTACTCTTCTATAAAGTCACAAGTTACATCTGTAACAATAAATTTTTGGTGAACTTCATCCCATAAGTTGTAATTTGCGCTTATGTCGCCTGTGTAGAATCGTTTTGTTATATTGCAGCCTTCCATAATGTCAGGAAATGTAACTGAAACAATAATTCCATCCTCTTTGAAAAACTGCGTTAAATTGTGCGCTTCATTCCATGTCATTGCACTCCACGCACACGAAAGAGTTCTTTTTCGTGCTACTACATCCTTTTGCATGATTCCGGTGCGCGTGGAACGCCCGCTTTCTTCGCTTGACAAATCAGCCAGTTTCCAAGTACATGAGGCCGGAGAATGGATTTCTACATTGTTTACTTTCATAAAAGCCATTACATATTCACCCTGTTATACCTTCTGCTGTCTTCTTTTTTGATTTTGTAGACGCGGCGGGCAACCTCGTCCCCGTCAATTTGGTTAACAACGGTAACGTTCATTGCACCGTCGCCTTGCGCTTCTTTCACAGCCCTGTACACGCCTCTGGAGATGCCGTCAACAATCTGCTGATTGTTTGCTACTGCGCTTCTATTTCCCATTGAACCAACCAATTCAGGCCCTGCTTCACGCGCAATAAACATTTCGCCTCTATTCGGAAATCCGCCTTCCGCGTATACCTTCGGAACAGTTACTTTTGGAATCGTTTGATATGATACGGAACCATTTGCCTCTACTTTGACATTGGAAACGGAATCCGCAAATCCTGATACAACACGGTTTAACGAGCCTGTGAAGTTATCGGAAAACTGCTGTAGCTTTTGAAGAACCTGATTAAAGGTATCGGTAAAACCAAACACAATTGTGTTTGAATCTATACCATCGGCTAACGTGCTTGACATCTGTTTTCCGTACTTGCTTAAATCAGCGTTCTTTTTCACGACACTCAAACTCTTTTCGGTCATATCGACAAATGATTTGACTGCGTAGGGAGTTTCAGATTTCACACCGTTTCCAAGGCCCTGAGCAGACCAAACTCCCGCCTTAAAAGTTCTTTTGGATGGTGAACCAAAATCTCCTTCTTTATAAAGGGCATCGTATGAAAATTTAAAAATATCTTTTCCAGTTTTTTCAGCGTCGCCCATTTTGCTGTTTGCACCGTTGATATAACCTTCCAATGCGTTTTGTCCGGCAAGGAAATACCCGTTGTTTTCTCCGTAACTGCCGTTTTTAACGGTTTTTAAACCGTCGAGTAAACCACCGACGACCGCTGTTCCGGTATTTTTTGCACTCGCGCCGAGTGATTTCGTCTGATTATTAAGTTCTGTTGAAATCGGGTCGAAAATATCAGTTTTGAATTTGCTGATTGTATCTTCTTGAAATTTTGCTTTACCGTTTCCGCCTGGACTTACAAAGTCTGACCAAAACTTATCCCAGCCCTCTTTTGAATCGTATTTCTTAGACGCTTCTTCAAGGACTTTTTTTGCGCTTCCAGCTAGCCCGGTAGAAATTCCAGAAAAGACAGATTCAATTTCCTTTTTCACTTCACTTTCCTGCTGGCTGTAGTATTTCTCCAAGGAATCTCTTGTGTCATAAAGAGCCGGAAGATATTCCTGCTTATATTCAGAGGCATACGCTATAGCATTTTCAAGTTCTGTCATTGTAGTGGTACGAGCTTCTTTGATAGAATCCAATGCCTCTTTTCCAGTAGAAGCGATTTCTCCAATTTGCTTTTTGGCATCGCCTACATCATCACCAAAATCTATTTCGCCATTGTTGAATTTAGATAATGTGTCCTCCCACTTGAAAGAAGCCTCTGACATACCACCTTGAAGGGAGCCCAATTCCTTGTACCAGTTGTTGATATTGGACATGATTTTGTTATAGTCTTCGGAATTTGTTGCCTTTCCTATTAACTCGTCATATCCGCCTTCTATCTGGTTTTTCAGTTCTGCCGCCCTACCCTGTGTCTCACGGACAAATCTCTGATATTCGCCGATAAGTGTATCGATTTGCGTTGAAATTTCAGGCGTTGCATCTTTCATCGCCTGTACAAGTGCTGTATTGATAACTTCCTGAGAATAGGACATTTTTTCTTTGATGGTGTCATACAGCGTGCTGAAATAGCCTTTGATTTCTTCGATTTCGTCATAGGTTACAGTACCGCTTTCACCAAGCGTTAATGTAAGCCCCTGAATCTTAGTGACGGATTCATTGATTTTTTGATTTGCCTCGGCGATTTTACTTCCCCAGTTGATAATTTGCGTGTTGTTATCGATGATGGACTGTGTACTTGCTTTAAGCTTGTCGTTAAATACGCTTAATGAAATTCCAACACCGTCAAACACCGTCGTCTGTACAAACTGAGATACCATTTCATCGTAAGCTTCGCAAGCTCCGTAAATAGCAGCTCCTATACCTACTACAGCAGCCGCCACCAAGCCCCAAGGCCCTAACATTGCATACATAGCAACGCCAACAGCAGCACACGCGGGAATTATGGTATAGAGCGCTTCGTTAAGAGAAATGTTCCCTAACGCAAGGTTCTTAACGGCTTCTTTTACTGTTACGAACTCAATACCCAAAGCTATTAAGGAACCCGCGACTTTCTGAGTAGTTGACAAACTATCCCGAAATGCTTTCATTCCGCCTTTAAAAGAGGCAAAAAGCCCGTTCCCATCTCTTCGGTATTTTGAAAAAGCAGAAAAGAACGCTTTAAACGCGCCGGACACTGTTTTGACAATACTTAGGTTAGAAAACCACTTCCACAAGCTTTGAATATAAGAAACAAATTTCTTTACCTTTCCAAATGCCCAAAGCGCGACCATCAAACCACCGAGCGTTTTTAAAAGAGGTTCATATTCCTTTAACGTGTTGTATAAGTCGCTGAACCAGACTTTCATTTTCTTATATATTTTCTCGGTCTGGTTATCCAGCTCGCCAAGAAAATCATAGTCATACGCTGATAAATCAACACCGAGGTCATAAGAAGGAACATCAACTTTACTGTCTTTACTCTTTGGTTCAGATAGAATGTTCAGCTGGTCAAATCCCATAATGTTTTTCTTTACTTTTTCAGCCGTATCATTCACGTCGTTTAAAGCGTCGTTTGCACCTTCGGCCCCGCTTTTCAGTCCGTCCATATTAGAGTAATCAATTGTCGGGATTTCAAATCCGAGGAAGTTTGCCCCTACCTGAATAAATTCCGTTAGAAGCTTAATGAACGCCTGAACATAGGGAATTATTTTTATAAGAACGGGTATGAACAGGTTGCCTAACGCACGTTGTAACTGAACAGTTTGCTGGTTGAGGATTCTCATAGCGTTAGCCGGAGTAATCAAGGTGCGTGCCATATCACCTAACACATTGTTGCTCTGTTCCATAATAGCAATATAGCGTAGCTGCGATTTCTGCGCCTGTGTCATTTTATTGATGTTCTGTTCTATGCCGTGCTGATATGCAATTTGCTGTAATGTAGCCACGTCCAAAGCATAACCGAGCCGACGCAACGGCTCCAGTTCTCCCGCGATACCACTCTGTACTTTTTCAAGCGACTGCGCAATGTCAATGTTGAAGAATGAAGAAATATCATAAGCAACTTGTGTAAGACCCTTACTCATGGTATAGGCTTTATCTTCCACAACGCCAAAGCCAGAAGCAATTTGCATAAATACGCCCTGGTTCCTAATCCATTCAGACATATCAATGCCCATCTTATCCTGAACTTTTTCCGCATAATCAAGAGCCTCCTGCGCGTATTTACCCATCGAAACGGTAAATAGGTTAAGGTTTTCGACGTATTCATTTGACTTGACAACCCATCCTCCAGCAACATCATAGAGTTTGGACGCCGCCATTGCGTAGATTCCGAGCTTTGCTTTAACAGAGGAAATACCCGTTCCGAGGAAACTATACGATTTTGTGGTTCTCGTGTTAGAAACCGTCAACTTTGCATTTGCGTTGATGGCGCGCTGCATGTTCGCAGGAAGTTTACTAAACCCGGCAGACACCTTTTCCATCTCTGTTGAAAGAGGCTTAACCGCCGCTGTAACCTGCTTAATCTTCTGAGAAAATTCCGTAAGCTTTTTACTATCAAGTGTCTCTGTTATTTCTGGAATCTTTTTTAGCGCGTTTAGGTTGGAATTAAGGTTTGTCGCTTTCCCAACATCTTGCAAAGGTGCTATACCGGCAGTCAATTCACGAATAGCATTGAAGTTAATACCATCCAGCGAACGGACAGCTGAACCGATTGCAGTTAATTGGTTTGCTGTTGTTTTAGATAGCTGCGGTTTTCCAAGCTGAGAAAGCCTCTGCCAGACCGAGGCGAAGCGGTCAATGTTACTTACTGATTCCCCGCTTAACTTTTTTGTCGCGTTTGCAACGGAACTCATATTTTCAGCTAATCCATTCAGCCCTAATTTTCCTACCGTAGATTGCAGTTTTTTTAGCGTTGCATCTAAAGCATCTAAGCCTTTGTATGCCTGCTGCGCTTCTGAATCAACCTGTAGCATGAGCCTGTCAACCGTAACATCAGACAAAAAAGAACGCCTCCTTTCCGGCAGGCGCTCTTAGACGCTCTTGAATTTGGAATTGATAGAACTGATTTTCGCTTTAAAGCTTGCTATCTTAGCTTCGTTTTCACGCCGCTGTTTTTCTTCAACTTCTTTTTTCGTTCTTGGCAAAGGTTCTTCTGGATAAATGCATGGTTTTTGACCGCTTTTAAGAAACATATTGCAGACAGAAGCGTTTAAAGCTTGCAGGAAATACAATCCCTGTAACCACATTTTTTCATTTTCATACTTATTCCTTAAAAAATAAGCTTCTCGATAATCCTTTACCAGCGTCGCGTCCATATTCCAATATTGGTCATATGTCATTCCAATAGAAAGATAGAACGGAAATTGAGTGTGAAAAAACTCTGAATATGAAATCGGGGAGGCTGGACTGTTTACCAGCTCGCCTCCCACTGAACGTTTCCCCCGGATTCGTCTTCTGAACCCTCGACCATTGCGGTAATAGGCTCGTTATACATCTCGGAAAGTTTGTTTATCAACTCGCCCTTGTTCGTAATTGCGTCGAAAATAGCATTGACAATTTCCTTTTTGATATAGGGATGATGTGCCTGAAACGCACCTTCAAAGAGTTCCGGCAACATTGTCACAGGCCTTTTCATAACCTCTGAAACATCAAACCCTCTGCGTTCCATACGCTCGATTGATTTTCTTGTAAATTCAAGCGTATAATCCTTGCCTTCATAGGTTAACTGAATGATTTTTCCCATTGTTTTTCCTCCTTATGTTTCGTCCATTACAATCGGCGTAGACGGCGCAATCGAAATAGCCATTCCAACTACTTCATTTACTCCCACTCCGGTTACACGGGGAGAATGTGTTCCGCTAAAATTGAATTTTCCATTTGCACCAGTAGGAGTAACTGTACCGTCCGCTCCTGCCGTTCCACCGAACCACACTGAATAGTCCTGTTTTATTCCGGCAGAATCCTTCAGCTTTTTATAATCTTCGGGCGTATAGTTCGCAGTAAACTCTAACGCTTCTGCTGACTGAATTCCCTGTACATAGGTTTGAATGGAATCTGTCAATGTGGTACTTTCAAGTGATTCAGGTGCGCCGCCTAAATCGGGAATGTCCTTAATATCGACCAGTTTTTCATAAGCATTTTCCTTCTTCATCATAAGAAAAATGCCAAAGCTGCTTATTGCCATAAATTTTCCTCCTTACGTCTTGTATACAATCTTGCTCTTGCTAACCACGCCATCATAACGGGCGGTTAATCTTGCCACGGAATCATCCATGTTTGGAATAGGACTATAAAACGTCCTAAGAAAACCAAGCCGCTGCATCTCTGTATCAGCGACACCAAGAATCTTTTCACATTCAACAGAAGCGCCAGATTCCTTATTGCTATAAACGTTGATTTCTATCATGATGCTTGCGTGATTCTCTGTTAATGAGGAATCAAGCGTTTTTTTATACGTCACATTGTTTTTTTGTTCCATCGTCATCAAAGGAAACAAAACTTCTCCTTTTGGATAAGGACGCGAAGTATTTAAATCCTCGATGGACGATTTCATGGAACGTGTAACCGCCGTATAAATTTCATTAAAAACAGAAATCATGATTGAAACACCGCTTTTGCTATTTTTTCTGCCCTGTCAAGCAGTTCCATTGATGTGTTATACATAAACGGGCGGGATGGCATACCTTTCGTCCATCGAAACCTGTTGGCTTCTTCGTCATAGTACACCCATCCAAATTCTCCGTGCTGGTTTACGTCGTATTGCCACGGAACTAACGGATGCGGATTGTTTTTCCCTACAACACCCGTACCAAACTCTACAAAACCAGCATAAGGGCAATCCGTGAAGATGATTCCGCTTTTCCCGTCCGTATAAATTAGTCCGTCGAGGCTTTTGTATAGCTCCCCTGAATCTACTGCGCCAAGTGAAATAATTTCATTCCTTGCTATCTCTACACCTTCTGCAATCAAACGGGAAACAACAAGTTCTATCTTCTTCCCCACTTCTTGCTTATATAGCTGTAGTTCTTTTCTCGCCGCTGCAATGGAACCGACGCTTAATCCAAACCGTATTGTTTTCATCGTGTTCTTTTTTCCTTCTTTATAGCAACGGAAATACTGTTCAAAGACCTGGCTATGCACTTCACGCTATAATCAGCTGGCTTTGTTATATCGGTATTGTCAACCCATAGCCTGCTCGTTTCAGTTATCGGACAAGTGGATTTGGATAAAACAATTACTTTGTCGTAATCGGTTATGTTTCCAAACTCCTTATTAGCCGCTTCTCCTTGCGCCTCAGAAATATTCCCACGCTGCTTAACGGGCGTAGAATATAAAATTTCTGATTCCCCTGTTTCAAAGCCATCTTCATCCAATATCGGCTGTTTCATAATAGGAGAAGACACATAAAAACTTCTTTTGTTCTTATCTAGCGTTCTCATGAAATCACTTCTACTTTAGGGGTTATTTCAGCAAGTAGAGACGGGGATATTCCTGCGCTTTCATATGACCTTGCAATGGTGTTTTCTGCGTGGGAAGTCTGGCCTTCCGCTCCCATTTTGCTATACAGCTCTATGGCTATTCGCACCTGTAAATCGTTATATCGGGGCTCCAAACAAGTTTCCACACCGGATTCTGTTTTTACAGTCGGAAAGTTACCACACGGGTAACGGTAGGTCAAAATTATGTTTTTTGCACTTTCCAACAAGTCAAGCAAAACATTGTCTTCTACTTCTTCCCCGTTAAGCCTGATACGCAAACGCTCAAGAGAGTTCATGGGCTTACTCTCCTTTTTTGCCGCCCGGTTTTTCGTTCTTAGGCGGTTCGGGTTCCTTCTGAGGCTCTTTGTTGGGTTCCTTGTTTTCGGGGATTTCCGTGTACGGCGGGTAGTATTTGCCTTCGTGTTTAACCATATATGGATATTTCATATTAGACCACCTTCATAACATAGCATTCATCCATCCGTTCAAACGACGGAAGGACAATTTCGGATACAATCGTCGATACGTTCACAGGGTGCGGTTGCGTGATGGTTGTTACCGCTGTCCCCGTGTTTACAATTTCAACCGCTGCATTTGATTTCCCCATTAAATCGGCCTCTTCCGGCGTAGTGCCAAACCAAGTACTGCCCAGCGCACCGTCCGGTATAAGCGTAACAAGATTGTCGGGGTAGAACTGGTGAGTAGTTCCGTCATTGTCTTTGAATTTCTTGTTGTAATCAACAATAGAAATATTCAACAGTTGTGAAATAATGTTTTTCACAACAATATCTGTCATATACACCGTAGCCCCTGTGTTCTGTGCAAGAACCGCCGAACGTACCGCTTTGCTTTTTGTCAGAAGTGTTAGGGTTGCTGTACTCATAAGCGCGATGCTCGGACGTGTGCCGGATTTTGTATATACAGCTTCAATCGCTTTCTTTAAATCCGCAATCGGGTCAGACGTGTCCGCATTGCTCCATTTATCGGAATCGGAAACGATTTTCATGAAGTTGTTATTTTCAAACGAACCGTCAGGGTCGTAATTATACGAGTAAACCATATCGTTCGCAGAAATAGAAATGGAAGGCTTCCCGTTTTCAGGAGAAAGCAGCTGCATAATCATTCGTTCGGGAATGACATCTGCGCCATCGATAAGATTTTTAGCGTCGTCAAAAATCTTATCAAGTGTGGCTTTCAGGTATATATCGTCCTTGTCCTGCGCCCTCAAAATCTCCTGCCTGTCTTTTTCCGTAACAATAAAGCTTTCACGGAAAAACGGCATTTCTGTCTCGATTTTCTGCGCGCCAATTCTGTTCCTTGGCTTTGCCTTTGCGTCAAAATTAGAAGGCATCAGTGAAATTGGAAGTCCTCTGCTGCCTTTAATCCAAGACAGGTCAAGACCGGCCTTCTTTTTAGCCGGGAATAAAGCCGCACCCAAGTACGGGATTGCGTTACTTGCAACTTCGTTATAATAAGCTGCAATTGCGCGCGCTGTAAAAAGCTTTGTTAAATCCATAAACTATCCTCCTATATAAATTTAATCATTGGCATAGAGGCAATTGTGGCATCATCATAGGTTACACCACTGTGTTCCTGTGCCTTTTTCTTGTCGATACACCCGTGAATGATAACCGTCCCGTTGGGATTATCCGCCGTAACATCGTGCATCAGTACACCAAAAGCAGTACCGGTTGTAATCGGGTTTCCAGATTCATCAATAGGCGTACCCGCTTTTACAACCGCTGTTCCATCCGCGATTGTTACAGCCTTTGCAACGCCGAAATAATGGTCATTTGCAAGAATTATTAAGGTATTTCCGAATGGTGTTGCTGCGTATTTCATGATTTCCCTCCCATATAATGTTTCATAGATTCCCCGGCTGCTTCGGCGGTTTTAGCTCGTTCCGCGCCAAGCTGCTTTGCTAGAGCCTCGCCCTCTGTATCGTCGCCGTCTTCACCGTCTTTTCCGCCGCCTGGCCGCGGTGTTTGTTTTAGCAGTTCCGCCTTAATCTCTTTTTCCGTCTTCTCCTTCTGAGCGGTCAGAATAGCAATAAAGGCTTCTGCGCTTGCAGTGCTTTTTTTGCCGTCTTCGGAAACGATAGAATCAATAAGCTTGCTGTAATCTTCTTCTGCGATTCCCGCTTTCAGGAATTGTCGTTCCACGTCAAGACGGTTTTTCTGGATTTGAAAGCTTTTTTCTGCGTCTTTGGCCCTCTGTAAAGCCGCCTGAACATCGTCGTCTGAGTTGCCTGATAAAAGAGCAGTTAATTGCTCTTCTGTCGCATCAGGAAAAATTTTTAAAACTTCGTCTTTTGTCAAATTACATTCCTCCTAGATAAAATAAAACGCCATACCTTTACTGTAGGTACGGCGTTCAAGACGCTCTGTTTTTTGGTTTTCGCTTAACTTCTTCGGCCTTTCCTTCTCCGTTAAACCGTATGACAGCGGCACAGCGTGGACACGATAACTCGGAAACACCTGAAATTTTTCCTAAAAGCTTGTTGCAAAATTTACATCTGGCTTCATTCAATGTCTGATTCAGTTTCTTCGCCTCCTGTCTTGACCTCTTGTTGTTTCATATAATCCATACTGCTGCTGTAAGCTAATCCAGGGTCGCTAAACATACCACAATGCGTAAAAGCAAGCTCAGGATGAATCTTGTTACTACCAAGCATGGTTGTGAGCACTTGTGCTTTTTCCTGTATGTTTTCGTAGTTTCTGCGCGTGAATCTAATGTCAATGTTTTGAATTTCAAGATTCATACCCTGTACAATTTCGCAGATATAAAGGGTAAGCGTTAAAAAGCTTTTTTCCGGTTTTTTAAACATCACTTCACTGTCTTTAGCCCTTGATTCCGCTGCACTCCATCCATCCCTTAACTGTACCGCTGCTCCTGTATCGGACGTACTGCTTCCACCGTTTCTGTTTGGCATTCCACAGATAGTTAAAACCGCTTGGTACAGGTCATCCACTAACGTTTGCGTTTGTGTTTGGTTCAGTTCTCCATTGGCGTAAAACACCTTTGCCGGAAGTCCCGGTGTTCCTTTTACAGATATGGCGAGTTCCTTTTTCAGCTCTTTTAGCTTCTCAGAACTAATTTCGCAGTTTTCAAATACCAAAATTGCCTGTATAAACTGTTCTATTCCGTCAACGCGATTGGATTCTACGTTATCCAGCGCGTCCAAAAGCGATAATACTGTTTCAAAGGCACCCAGCCTCGCGTTGTTCGCTGGATATTCAAACACTGGAATACAGTTTAAAGGATTTGGCTCTTTTTTAGTGATTTTCCTCGCTTGTATCTCATAGTAAAAAGACGATGTATAAACCATATAAATTATTTTTCTGTCTTTTTTCCCAATCATGACAGACATTAACGGTTTATGCCCTAACCCGCTTTGATAAACGATAAAATTAAAGCGCGGGTCTAATGTAAAAATGTCCACAGGGGAAAAATCGACTTCTTTCTTCGGAAGAACCATTCTGTATGCGGTTCCACAAATATGCCCCCATTCAACCAGCTCTTTGTCTTTGGTCGCCTTGTCTTCGTGGAGCATGATTTCGTTTAATTGGTTCAAATCATCTGCGGCTTTATCATTTCCACGCCGGACATATTGAATAGGTTCCCCGATTAGATAGCCGGTTTTAAATGAAACAATCTCGTTCGCCCTGTTTTCGCTGATACAGTTTTTAATTTCTGACCGCACTTCTTTGACGCGATTACGAATAGGAGTTTTCCCTTTGTAATAATCCCAAAGGTACTGAATTTCATCGGCGTTTATATTATGGATTGGTAACGCCTTATAGAGTACAGAAACAATATTATCTGTGGTAATTTTTTCTTCACGCGAATAGATGATACGCCTTCCGTATGTTTGCCTGCTTTCTATAACCATCACCACCTAATTTTTAGCTGCTTTCATTATACACCATCAAAAAGCCAATAAGTTGGTTATGATACGCAATATATTTAGAAAGGACGCTTAAATACCTGAACGCTGTTTCCTGACATGGATTGAACATACTCAGCGAACATAGCCATACCATCCGGCACATCATCATTTTTGTTCCGGCCTGTTACGGTATAGGTACATAAAAAGTTCATCATACGTCCGTAATCCGAGTTTCTTTGGTATTTTGACTCGTCTTTAAACAAGCAATGCTCCTTAACCCAAGCTGAATTTACAATGATTTTTGTTTCCTTGTTTTCAGTCGTATACTTTGTGGTAACATGCGTTACCCCACCTCTTGCTTTGATTTCATTTTGAATTTTTTCAGCAATACGTCCACCGGCAGCATTGCTCTCAAATTGTGATTGCTTTACTTTGTGTTTCAGAAGGATTTCAACAAGGCGGTTATCTACAACATCTGGTAGCCCATTATCACATACGCAATCTTCTATGTAACAATCTGAACCATACAAATACCCAACGGGCAAAAACGCATAATCTTTCCCCTTGTCTTTTGTATCACAGATTGATAAAATTGCGTCTGGCGCACGCGAAGGAAGTTCAAAATACCTTTTCAGTTCTGATTCTGAATACAATAGCCCTTCTCGTTCTATCGGCTGATTCATGAACAAGGAGCGGAAACTAACATCGTCCATATTTTCCTTCATGTCGATGAAATACTTTGTATCAAACCCTACTCCATATTGGTAGTTGAAATTGCTCTCTCCACACTCGTTGAGCGCAGGCAATACAATAAATTTACAGCGTGGGTCATTTCCATACTTTTGCTCTAGTCGTCCTATAGGGTCATGTACACTCCACCGGGTAGCGATATGTATTTCTTTTGCCCCAAGCTTTTTTCTGGTTTTTAAATCGCTTGTGTACTTTTCCCAAAGCTTATCAAGCCTTTCTTTCGACAACGCTTCTTCAATACCGGAAACTAGGTCGTCTGCATAAAGTATCTTTTCGCTTCTGGTTGCACCTGTTAGCGTTGCATCAATCGCCCTGCATGTTAAAGAGCTGAATCGATGTTTCTTGTTTATATCCAGCGTTTCTTCTTTCGCGTTTGTCGCTGCTAATTTGCAGCTAGGAAAAACATCGTTCCACAGGTATTCTGGGTCGGTTATAATTTGTTTGACACCTTCATAGAACGAGTTTGTCAATTTGTCACTATGCGCGGATGCAAGGTTGGGGCAATCGGGGAACCTTCCCATAACCCATGATAAAAAGAAGATACCGAGCGTTGATTTTCCGGTCCCAGGCGGCATTGAAATTGTTAGTAGGTCTAATTCATCATCTATCAACGCTTGCATTGCCTGAACAGTAGTGTACAGAACATTACGACGCGGTAAATAAAAACGTTTTTCCGGTTCCCTGTCCCACTCTACATAAATCAGGAAATCATCAAACAAATAAGGAGCTGCAAATAAATAAGTAAGCTTTTGCAAATCGTACATTTGCGCTTTAAAGCTTAAATCTTTGCTTTCCTTCATTGCGGATTTCACTTTTTTTCTTAACTCTCTATTTAGTTCCGAGGCCTTTGTAATATCAGTTTCACCTATAATGCGTATACAATCAAATGCATCCTGATACAAAGTGGCGTTGCCGCTGTCTTTTTTTATGGCTCGATATATTTTTTCAATGGTTTTCAGCATAAAAAAGAGCGCCCTCCATATAGAAGGCGCTCAACGGCACTCGTGTTTAATCTTAAATTCCTTTCATTATATCTGTCAAAGAAAAGAAATTATCATAATGCTTCTGTAATTCATCCTCATCATCTTTTTTTATTGACAAGGTGGTGGTAACACCGAGTGGAAATTGTCTATACATATCTGAATTATCTTTTATGTACATAATACCCAATGTTCCTTGTGGAAAATAAATAATTACATGCTCAATATCCGGCGGTAAAGCGTCACTTCCATCTCCATAATTTCCGATAGAGATTGCCAGCATATAACAAGTAAATAAAAAATCTTCAAGGTCATCTTTTTTAATATCATCAATATTTACCGAAATTACCTGTCTTTTCTCTTCTGTTTTTCCAATAGTAACGTCAGCGTCAGATTTAACATAATCTTTCATCTCATTCTTAATATATTCCTTCCAAGTAGAAAATGCAAGTTTTGGTTTTGTCTCTGGCTCAGTAGCCGACGCTTCTGAGCTAGATTCTGAAAATGATTGTTGCGAACTTTTAATTTCGTCAGGAGACGAACATCCCGCAAGGAAACACAAAAGTAAGATACCAATAATTATTCTTTTCATTTTTAAACCACCTAATTTTATAAGTTTAATACTTACTCAATATTTTAAGACAATTTATCGCTTTTGTAAATGGTTATGTTGATGACAACCTGTACCATTGTGTCCTGCTTATTCCAAGTTCTTTTGCAGCGCGTGTGATAGATAACTCTCCTTTATCGCACTTTTCCTTGTATTCTCGGAAATTTTGAACTTCCTTCTTAGGTCGTCCTTCTTTGAACCCTTCTCTTTGCCGTGCAATTTGCTTGCCCTCTTGTGTGCGTTCCACAATCATATCTCTTTCAAACTCCGCGAAGGAGAACATAATATTAATCATAAATTTGCCGAGAGGCGTATTATCGGCAATCCCCATATTGAGAATATTAACCGTAACACCTCTCTCGACGAGTTCCTGAACCAGTTTTGCCCCATCGGAAGTAGTACGCGCAAAACGGTCGAGCTTACAGACGATAAGTGTGTCCCCAGCTTTAAGCTTATTTATCAACTCAGTAAATTTAGGGCGTTTAGTCTTTGTGCCTGTATAGCACTCTTCTATTATTTCTTCTGCTCCAGCTGCAATGAGATTTTCTCTTTGTGCTTCAAGACTGTTTCCAAAAATCTGTTTTCTGGAAGAAACGCGCCCGTATCCGTATTTCATTTTTGTTCTTCCTCCGTTGTAATAAGAAATTGACCGTCCGGCCTTCTGCCGGGCTTTTTCTTTTGTACAACAATTTCATATCCCAAAATATCTAACATTTTTGTTAAAATTGAAAGCCTTATATCTTTTCTACTAATAAGTTCCGCTATACCCGACTGCCCTTTAAATCCTAAAAGTTTTGCTAATTGAATTTGTCTTATTCCGCTTTCTGCAATTATTTCTTTAACCATTCCATTCCATTTCATTATTGCAACCTCCTTTTTTGTAATTTAATAATATCACTTACATATGATTATGTCAAGCTCTTTTTTATTTTTTCGGAATTCGGAGGACTAATTTAATACTATTTAAATGTGAAATATCCCCCACCGTACCGCATAAACAGCGGTATTGTAACAAAACTTTTAAGATTTGTTACAATAGATAAAATGCAAATTTTTATCACGTATTTATGATTTTTGTATTGACAAAATCATGCCGGCGTGATAATATTTAATTGTAAACAAAAAGCCGCACACAGCGGCACAATTTGAAAGGAGATAAACATAATGTCAAACATCAAATTAAACGGCATCAAAGAGGCGGTAAAAGAGTATAACGACTGGACGCACGGCTATGCGGAGATATGGCTAGACCGTGAGACAGGCGAGGTACACACGTCGGTGCTTGTGGGTTACAACTCCTATATCATCCGCGAGGCAGACGATGCATGCACCATCATGTGTAAGTGCCGTATATGGGACACTCAGAAAACCACAGTGGCAGAGGTGGAGACAAAATGCAACGCCGTATTCGCGGCGTTGCACGAGGAAAAGAGGGAGTAAAGATGGCATACTTTGTATCAGTTACCAGCTTTGACGACTTAAAAAAGCAATACCGCGCACTCGCTCTAAAGCATCATCCTGACACCGGCGGGAGCACTGAGGCAATGCAGGAGATTAATAACGAGTATGATATTTTGTTTACCGTTTGGAAAATACGCGACAATGTGCAGACCGCGGAAACGGCTACAACATCCCGCTCTGAGTTTTACACCCAAAACGGCTGGAAAGGTACTCGCCACGACTGGAACCGCAGCTTAAAAGATATTGCTCAGATTGTGCGAGCATATGTAAAACAAAAATACCCCAATTATAAATTTAGCGTCAGAACCTCTTATGCCTCTATGTGTCAGGAGCTGCACGTACAATTAAAAGAGTCCCCGGTAAACATTTATAAAAAGTTCGAAGAACTTACCGACGATGACAAAAACACATTGCGCCGGCGAATGATGCACAACCATTTATTTAAGTTAAACTGTTGGAGCGGCCCGGAATTAAAGGCGGAATTTGAACGAATATGGAAAGAAAACGGCAACTATTATCGGTGCTTAAATGATGTAACCCAGGCGGTTATTGATGACGTTGACAAATTTGTAAAATCTTATAATTACGAAGATTGCGACGGTCAAATCGATTATTGCAATGTAGATTTTTATTATTTTGGATGTGTGCAAGATAACGGCCAGTCTATTAAAATTGTCCCCAAAACCGCCAGAGTCACGCATAAAGCTTATAATCCCGCCGCTAAAAAAAGAAAGGAGCAAAAATTATGACAAAAAAAGAATTATCGACCTACGCCGGAACAAGATTTTATAATCTGTCACAGAGACCTGGAGCTGTGCGCGGAACTATTTACTGCCTAACAGTGTACGAGGTAACGGCGAACGGAACGTGCAGATATTGTTTTGAGGCAATGTCTTGTGTCGCAAACAAGTTTCAATTTGCCGAGATGGAAAAACAAACAAACGGAATCTATCATTCCGGCAGGCCGTCGGCATCCACATTAACAGCTGATTTTTTTAAAAAAGCCGCCCGCTAATCACCACAAAAAGCAGACGGCGCGCCCACAGAATAACCCATCAAAATTATTCGGGGCAATCTCATTGTAGCAGGTTGCCCCGCAAAAAGAAAGAGGTAAAACTATAATGAGTAAAACCGCACTTAAAAACTGCATCAAACTATCGTCTAAAGTTACAGTTTACGTGCCGGCAACAAACAACGTCAACGAGCCAATCGACAATGCCAAATATGTCGACGAGGCAGCGGCCCTATTGTCACAGTGCTTTGGCGGCGCTACATCTACACCCGCCCTAGGTTACTGGTTGTCGCCCTCTAAAGGATTAACCAAAGAGGCAACAACGATTGTATTTGCTTACGCGCGCGAAGAGGATTTAACAGAGCATATAGATGATGTTGTCACATACTGCGACGGACTTAAACAACGACTTTCGCAAGATTCCGTCGCCGTGTAGGTCAACGGCAATATGTATTTTGTGTAAGGAGGCGATGCACCGAGTGCATATACTTTTTATTCTGCTTGCTCCGATTGGCATACTGTTAGCTGCAAGCAAACACTACAAATAAAAAAGAAAAGGCCTTCCTGTTTTGGGAGGTCTTTTCTTTTGCTCAAAATCGCTCTGTAAGGCTCTGTTTGGTTGATAAGACAAACCCTACCGTTGTCTCTATTCGCGCGCTTACAAACTAAATAAGGATAAAATAGACAGGGTACCGCGGCGTTGTGTAACCCTGCCTATGTTTTATTCCATTTCTTCCGGTAAGCTTTTATACCTTTGTTCCATAGTTTCGGCATCTGGCACTTCGCCCAATGGATTATTTGGTGTTACAATAATATCTTGCTGGTCCCTCAATCCATCGTAGTTTTTTTGCCAAAAAATTAAAGTAACCGGATTTATCTTCCCGTGGCTGCCTAAAAGCTCGCGATAAGCTGCTAAAGCACCCTTCGCCTTTTTGATGAAGTCTATAGTCGCCGGGGGTAAAACCTTACTATATCCGAGTATAGCATTACTTACATCTTGCTTGGTTAGTCCTAAGACTGTATACAACCCAATGTTACCCGGTCTTAAACCTTTATCTATACAATCTCGGAAATAGTTGTCTATTGCTTCCTCTACTTCTTGAGGATTCTTTAAATTGACTTTTGGACTGTTAAAGACATTTTGAGCACATCGGCAAAATAATGCGTTTTCTTCATCTGATATAGGTTTTAATCCATTCTCTCCTATTACGGGACTATTACGATTTATAGCCTTTTTCTTAGCTACTTGAATAGCGGCGTCGTTGTTTGATTCTGCTTCAATAGTCGTAGGCTTCTTAGGTCTACCTCTCTTATCCATTTTTACTTTTCCTTTCTTTATAGTCGTCAGTAAGGCCAAGCAGCCAGTCTGAGGAAATATTAAGGACTTTACATAGTCGTACAAGATTAGGAACGTTCGGCGTGAATGTACCGTCTATGTAATTGTTTATTGCTGCTGGCCTTACTTTTAATTTTCTTGCGAGTTCAGCGTTCGATAGCTCTTTCTCTTTGATGACTTTTTCTAAGCGCTCGCCAAATCCGTAGATGCACATATGCTATCCTCCATCCCAATAACTATTCTAACGGTCACTACTTTTGATTGTTATATAAATGTCTTTTTGACAGTATAATCGTGCGTTTTCTCCCATTTGTCTAACCGTTTCTGATTTTTCTTTCTTACCCTTGCTTTTTTAGCAAAACGAGCAAGGTTCCAACAACGCGCATAACACGGACAATTCATTGCTTTTATACTTGCTGCAATGTCATACAGTGATGCTTTAATAAATAGATGTGTGGTATCGCCCGATTTGTGGAATTCTATTAGTTGTTTCGGGATAGATATTTCGTATTGTTCAAAAGTGTTCATATACACAGCCTCCTATTCCTTCGGGAAAGATTCCCGGTCGAGTTTCTTTTCCTTACGTGCTGCGTACCGCCATAAGGCAAGCAATACGAACACCGACAGAACCGTTAATGCGCCGATTCCGGCGAGTATGTAGATGATGATGTTCATTTCGGTTCCTCCTTCTGTGCTTCAATCGCTTTCATGCATTGTTCGCATTTTTGTTTTTCTCCCGGCAACCATACGTCAAACAATGTGCATTTCGGTTTTTTTCGTTCTATCGGGGCCTTTCTTCCGTGGGTTCGGTCACGTAGAACGTGATATTTACAAACTTCATTTCCAAAGAAATCTCCGGCATAGAGACACTTGTTCTCTAAGTTTTTATCGTAGGGGACTTCGTGTTGTACTGTAATGTTCATTGTGAGTTCTCCTCTTCTACCAACGCGCGAAGCAATAACAGGTAATTGATACTGTCAGTAATTTTTTCGTCCCATAGCTCAAGCGGATAGTTAAAATGTTCGTAGCCATCCGTTCCGATGCACATGTCGTATACGCTAACGGTATGCTTTGCCATCATCCCCATTAATGCGGCAACCGGCGTAGTTCGTTCAAGCGACGCCGCTACCTTAAAATTATGCAGTCGGTCTTTGGTCGCGTATTCCTTAGCCTTTTTACAAAGGACTATTTTGCAGTGTTCTAACTGCGCACTAATTATCTCGTTAAATTTCTCACTGTTCATCGCGGTTCCTCCTTGTCTTTTTTGAAATGCGAAAGCGATTCTTTCCACTTTTCGCATTTTGTTTTTGGCGTATCTCATTGAGCCAATCTTCAAAAGCTTTCAAACAGTTGTAGATTCCATATTCTTCGCGCAAGCAAATATCTATTGTGGGACATCTATCACAGTTGCGTCCTATTAATCGGTACAACATTTCCGCCGTTTCTTCTAGTCTTTTGCTTTTTATTTGCTCGTAGTTAGTCATTAAAATACAATTCCTATTATCGCGTATAATAGCATTGCAGCGATGATAACTAAAACAACCTGCGCCAAAAACACGACATTTTTGGAAACAATCAAACGCAAATCTTTTTTTACAATCTTGGCTGCTCTTTCTGTTAATTCATTCCATTGCGTGAATGTATCAGCATCAGGGTAATCCTCTTCCAGTTGTGTCAGTTTGTCAGCTGTTTCTTTTACTTTATTCATGTTATCATCCAGCCTTTTAAGCTGTTTTTTAATCCATAGATTTCCGAACAAAGCGATTTTGACGATTATAAATAAAGAGGCGAATGCTATGATTTGATAAAATAAATTCACGGCCTATCTTCCACCTCCACTTTCTTAAAGTCATATGCCCATACCCACGGATTAGCGTCCCAACCGTATAAAGGGAGGTCGGATTTTTTGACTGTGCTGTCCCATAATATCGAGAATGCTTCTATTGCGATTTTGGGCATTCCCTGCCAATAGTTTTCTCCCTTTTTAGATTTGTAGGTTTCAGCCCACGTATCAATATCAACACAATACTTATAAAGCTTTCCGTCTTTGGTATAGCCTTGTATGCCCTCCGAAATCGCTTGTCCCTGCGTAATATCCTGCAACCGCTCTGCTCGTACTCCTGTCACTTGTAAAAACGTTCGCGCGGCGGCTTTCGGCATGTGGATGGAGGGACGCCATTTAGGTGATTCTCTGTATTCATCCCAGCCCGGATGTTGTACAAGAAAACGATTGTACGGGGTTGGGTTCTCTCCGTCCGCCCTGTAATAGAAGCATTCTGTGTTCTCGATTACACACTCACAGTCATCCAGCTTACTGTACCTGACCCATGTTTCTCGCACATAGAGATAATCACCTACTTTGTACTTAGGTTTGCACGGGACAAATTGCCTGATTTGCTGTGTTATTGTTCCGTTCGCATTTTTTACTGGCTCTACATATGGTGAAGCTTCGCAAAGTACGCCGTTGTACATTTCAAACACGCTATCGCAGTACCGCGGTTTAATGACCCGACGTGTCTGCGTTTTCCTGCCATCCATGATAGCCCGCGTCATTTCGGTGTTAAATAATATCGGCTTTGCTAAGGCAAGTATTTCAGCGCTTGTCATTGGGTTTTACCTCCTTATCACCGCGATATAAGATTAGGCATATATAGCAGGTATGTACACACATTGATGTAATGGTAATAATCTCATGCCCTTTTCTTTCAAGGCTCTCTATTTCCTCGTTTAATTTTCTTTCTATATAAATGGTTTCTGAATAAACTGCTTTCACCATTGTTTTTTTCATTTTAATTACTCCCTACTTCCACAACGGTAACTATATTGCTGTTTTCAACTTTGTGTATCTTTCTGATTTTCCTTGCCCGTATCAAGGCTTTACCCTTACTCCTATACAGTTTCGCGTCAGATAGACGAGCAACAGTATTACCATAACGAATAGTCGCTATTGGGCAGGAAAACAAACCTTTCCAGCAAAATCTGGCATAGTAATAAACTCGCCAATATCCCCGTGGTTCTTGAATCTTTATTACATAGGCTTTATTCATGTTCGCTCCTTAATCCGGCAAATCGATGTTTACGATGATAGCCTTTATCCACGGTAGCGCATTATAGGCACCTCTGCATTCTTCCTCTGTCTCCGGAAGCTTTTCAAATTCTTCGCCCGACAGGTATTGCTCCAGAGCTAAAAATACCTCGCCGTCGCTCTTAAATTCCACACATTCGCTTTTGTTTGCCAAAAGATACTCATCAACACGCGAGCTACCCCATGAGCCGAGCCACCTCCCGCAATCGTCGCCGGGGATTTCCCCGTCCACAATCGGGACAACGGGCAAGTCTGGATTTTGTTGGATGAGTTTTAAAAGTTCTGCTGTGTTCTTGTTCATTTTTTAATCTCCTTTTGTTTAATGTTTATTTACGCAATTCCGCCGCGCAAGCTAACAGGCATTTATCGCATTTGACGGCGCGTGCGGTGCCGTCTGATATGTAAATGCAAGGATGACCGTAAATGTTGCACGTTAAGCAATCAGCATATTTTTCGCCCGTGTGCTTACAACCGTCGCAATACATCCCTGCCGGGACGGTGATTTTTGTTTTAATTTTCATTGTGATTCCTCCTTACGCACTCCGGGCACAGTGTAACGCCTGTTTCGTCACTCCACCCTTGACGCTTAAAATATCTACTCGGCGTGTCATTGCCTTTCCATTCTTCGTCGGATGTATAAATGGATTCACTGCATCCGCATTCGGCACAGAAAGTTGTATATTGCGTTTCTTTATGATATTTAATCGCCATTGTTGGCCTCCTGTTCCTTCAGCGCGGCCTCGGCTTCGGCGCGGGTGAGGAAAACGGTTTTGCCGAAGTCAGCGGCATGAAATTCTCCGTTTATATCGCTTAGGTAAATGCTCGCGCCTCTAGCCTCGATAGTTATTGATTCAACCGTTGTTTTAACAATTATAAGATTGTTGTCGTCGCATTCCTCAATGTCACATTGATTTTCAAACGGACATTCGGTAGCGCCTGTTCCGTTTATCCCGTTGTCATGCCACATGACAACGCTTTCACATTTGATAAGGGCGTAAACAACGCTATCAACCATACACGGCAGTTCAACGAGCCGCCCTTCCTCCTGCGCTTTTGCGAGTTTATCTGTTTCCTCCGGCGTGAGGCCGGTGTCCTCGTATTTTTTTAGCTTTTCTGCTGCATCCACAAAAAAAGCAAACGGTTTACAAGTCGACTTATACCCCGGCAAATTACAGCCGTTTGGCTCTCCGTAAAATGTACATTCTTCGCAAAACATTTCTTCAAAGTCCATTCCTTCTGTTGTCAGTCTGTTCATGTTAATTCCTCCTTTGTCATTTTTATCCCCGTTCCGTTGCAATCTGCGCAAGGTTTGTCGTCCATAGCTCCGGCTGCGTCAGCATATCGCGTTGTCCCGGTTCCTCCGCACGCCGGGCAAAGGACATTTTTTACCGTATCGTTTATGACTTTGAGCGCCTTTTCGATGTCTTCCAATGATTTGTCGAGCTTTTCTATTTTTTCGCGCAACTCCTTTTTAAGTTGGAGTTTTTGGTTTTGTATTGCACGCTTTCGAGCGTATAAATTTGATACGGTGTCATTCATGTGGCTTCCTCCGTTTTCTTTCTCGTTAATTCTTTGGGCGCGTCTATGTGCATTAGTCCGCGCGGAAATGGAATAACCCCTAAAACGGCAAAACCTTCTTTGCAATATTGAGTGTCATCCAGTATGTATGTGATTTCTCGCAGAAGAGCGTTTCCGGTATATTTGCCGTTTTCCCATTCATTCAGCGCCAAAATGTCGCCCACTTGAAAATCCCGGTCATTTTTTCGCACCTCAAAAGGTTTTATCATAGCCTTTTGTGCAGCGTAATGCTCCGGTTCGGTTTTAAGTTCGTGTACCATGATTTATTCCTCCGGTTTCTGTGCTTGCTTACAGCGTTTTTTATGTTGGTTTTCGTAATATTCCCTTACCCTGTTACAACGCAAAGGATTCTTATAGTTGCAGCAAGCGCAGGGGTTTGTTTCATAATGGTCTTCGCAAAATGTGTTGGTTGCTTCGTCTAAAATTTCCCACTCGGAATATTCAGTTTCATTTACATCGATGATGAATTGCTCTCTTACTTCATAGCAGCAGATGCATGTGCAGCGGTCAAAGAAATCCCCTTCGTATTTTCCAGATTCCCTGTAATACTGTTCGTTTAGATTAATCGTTATCCCGCAGATATGGCAACGATGTTCTTTGCGAGCTGTATAGAGTTTTTCGTTGTAGATTTCAATGCTCACCGTGATTCCTCCTTCTCAAAATAGAATATTACCGGGTTCTCGTTTTCCGTTATGCGCCTATGGCGCTGTGCCAGTTTGTATATATAAACTCTCTCCGCAAGCCTTTTTGTTAAAAGCCCTATTTGTTCGCGGAATTGCTCAACCGTCAGTGTGCTTTTATAGTGATTCCAAGTTCGGCAGGCTGGCATATAGTTTTCTTCGCTGTCCGCCCCGCCCTTTGCAAGCGGTTCCATGTGGTCAACCTGCATTTCTTTGTACTCTATCGGTTCTCCGCAGTAAGCACACTGACCACCGTATTTCTCATAAACTCGTTTACGCACCTTTGTCGGAATAGATTTTCGTTTCATGGCTTCTCCCTTTTTCTTTATGCCACTCTTTATTACTCATAATTTGTTTTGCCTTGCATAAAGCGTCCTTGTCAAACCATCCAAAATGGCATTCTTTGATTGGGATATTTAACAATTTTGCAAGCCGCCTGTATGCTTCGCCGCGCGTCAAGAGTTTTTTACTCTTCCATACAGGGTCAAAAATTGCGTGACATTCCTTTTTTAATTCTCTTAACTCCCCGTTTGCAAGTCGCCCCAAAGGAATCCTAGTTCCTGTATGTACGCCTACATAAGCATCACAAGCGGTACATTTATAACACTTTCCGTTTCCATATTCCCGTCCGTAAATTGTGAAATTGGAAGTAAATATTACTGTACAACCGCAATAGGGGCATACCGTTGGAATTGGATGGCTGTCAATGCCTATAGGAATCATTTTTGCTCTCCTTCTGCACATACTACCTATAGGTGATGTATGTGCTTTATTTGATTGTTTATAGTTTTTACCCGCGCTGTGCAGAGGATAGCACGTTTTTTAAGACCTTATATAGCCTCGGCACTTGCCGCGAGCTTTGTGACGGTGCGGTTTTTATCGATTGCGCTTTTACCGCTGTTGGGCTTCGGCGCAAACTCGTTTGTTATTGTGGCAAACAAGACACCCTATTTATAACAAAAGTATTTGAAGGGCACTGCGGCGGAATGCTGCCGAGTGAGAACCTAAAGCGGTTTGTATCGACAAGATGGGCGTTTAATCCGTTTCCGCCGCCAGAGTTTAAAGGGTATTATAGTTTTTAGTTCCAGCCGTCTAAAATAAGTTGCTGCTGCTCCGCGTCTACCCCGATATAATCCAACACGTGAGACAAGCCCAGCCCTTTTTTGTTTGGCCTCCACAGTCCGTTGTTGTCGTATTCTCCGCCATACATGCAATACTCGTATTGGCGTGGATGGGTAAATTTCATGCGGCGTAAACGGGCGACTCCGTCAAGGTGTGCGCCGTACAGACAAAACATGCAGCCTGTATGTGCTTCGCCCGTTGTGATTAAGCGGCCTGTTTTGCGCTGTATTTTGCGTTTGGGGCTAATTTTGATTTCCTCGGTGATTTCGCCATATATCGGACAGTAAGGCAGTTTATAGTCTCTGGTGTATCTGTAAACGTCCTGCGTCGTCCAAATCGACAAAGGCTTGCTCATGGGGCGTTTGCCGTCAAAGGCGTTACAGCCGGTTTTTAACCATGCATCTTTACGTTGTTGGCTATCTGCCGCCATAATCGCAACGACGGGCTTTCTCCCGGTTTCGTGTTCATAGTCAATACAGGGTTTTTCTTTCATCCAGTAACAGCAGCGGTTGGATATTTCAAAATCTGCGTTTAAAAGGTATTTGTGTTTTTTGTACCGTTGCTTGTATTCGGATTCTGTAAAATCAGGATTTAGGCCGTCGAGCTTATTTAAATATGACTGTTTGCTATCCTTGCTGTGCCGTGCTCCATAGACAATTTTTGAAACCTCTTTGCTGATAACCGGGTATCCATATTCGCGCAGCACGTCATAAAAACGCTTTATCGGATTTGGTTTGTCAAGTTGGATTTTTATACCGTATTTACCACGCAAATAATCGATGTATTCCGGTACAAATTTGCGTATTTCCGGGAATTCCAAGCCCGTGTCTACAAATACGGCGTATAGCGTTTCGTCAGGATAAGCCGCTTTATGTACTTGTGCAGCAATGTCAAGCATTACGGTGCTGTCAAGGCCGCCTGAAAAGGACACATAGATTTGACCGCCAAAACGGTCGTGAAACTCCATATATCGGGTTTGCGCAAGTAAAATTTTTCGTTCCAGCGGTGCGGCTTGTAAATCCTTTAAATTTTGGTGGGTTTGTTTGTATTCAGCCATCGCCCCACCCCGATAACGTTAATTCTTGCTTGCTTCTTTTCCTCGGCGACGTGATAGTGTTTTCTATGCGCTGCCGTTGCATATCCGTATATTCCGGGTTTAGGTCAATTAAAATCGCGTTGCGCCCGTGTGCTTTTGCCACTACGCCGACCGTACCAGAGCCGCTGAACATATCACAAACTGTTCCACCGCGCGGGCAACCCGCAAGTATGCAAGGCTCTATCAAGTCGGGCGGAAAGGTTGCAAAGTGAGCGCCGCTATAGCCGCGAGTGCCAACCGTCCATACGTCACGTTTGTTTCTCAATCCTTTTTCATTTGGCTTGTTGCCAACTGACGCTTTTTCTTTTCCTGCAGAGTTGCTAAACGAGCGGTTGTTTGTGTAAACCCCGCCGCCGCGAAAGGTTTTATTATTTTCTTTGCGCCTCCCTGCATTGTTACCAAACCCGACGCATGGTTCCGCGATTGCTTCCGCGTCAAAATAATATTTGCGTGATTTTGATAGTAAAAATATACTTTCGTGCGATTTTGTGCAGCGGTCACGCACACTCTCTGGCATTGGATTGGGTTTCGACCATATAATCTCTTGCCGTAAGTGCCACCCATCCGCCCGAAGTGCAAAAGCAAGCATCCACGGTATGCCGATTAAGTCTTTCGGCTTGTAAATTATCCCCGCTGTCGTTGGAGTTAAATTGCCCTCTATGCTCCCCTTGTTTGTGCCTTGCTTTGCTTTTGCAGATTTTTTATTATAGGTTCCGTCTGTATTTCGGCCTTTCCCGCTGCCGGCATAACTGTCCGCAATATTAATCCATAGTGTTCCGTCGTCGCGCAGAACTCGGCGGGCTTCGCGGAACACCTCAACGAGCTTTTGTATGTATTCTTCCGGCGCGCGCTCTAAACCGATTTGACCGTCCACGCCGTAATCGCGTAAATTGTAATAGGGCGGCGACGTTACAAAGCAATTAACGCTCTGGTCGGGTAGAGTTTTAAGCTGTTCGAGTGCGTCACCCGTGAGTATTTGTATCATTTTTAATTTGCCTCCTGTAAATCAAGAGACAATGCGCATTGCCTACTCCCTGTTAGCTACGCAGGGAGGTTAAAATCTAACCTTAAAAGTTTCTTTTATGTAAACTTGATGTTCATCTGACAACTCCCGGAGCCTTGTGTTTGTGTTCTTGCGCTCTTTGTCAAGCTGGGCCTTTGTCTTATAAAACTTACACCCGTCGCAATGCTTATCTATTAGGCCCCGGCACTGTCTGCCATTGTCCATAGCGCATTGCCTGTCTGCTTTTTCGGCGTATTGACCACAGTAATTCTCGGCACTGACATTTTCCCGGAAAAATTCGGAACGCGGACAATTACAAGAAAATCTACTGTTTAACGCCATTTTTATCGCGTGTATACATGTCTCGCACATGGTTTCCCTCCTAAAACTCAGCGTATTCGGTTGCAGAAATTTCTTCCGGCGTTGCGTTGTGGTAAAGGCATAAATCCAGCGTCTTTTTCACAAAAACCTCCGGTGCGCTCTCTTTTTTGCAATTTGCCATAATTGTCGCCGCCGTCCACGCAGCCGCCATATCAGGCTTCTTTCCGCGCTTGCCTTCAAGGTATTTCTTGAAATCATAGAGGTCGTCATACACCGTTGGGATTCCAATGCGATTTACCAGTCCCATAGCACGCTTTACGTCACTGTACAGATTCTCATCTGCTTCGGTCATTGTTTCGCCTTCTTTCTCATGTAAACGTCAACCCAACGCTCAAATTCGTGACGCTGCTCGTCTGAAATCGGTTCATTCCTCGGCGCTTTTTTCCAAGCCTTGAATCGCTCGTACAGGTCGCTTATTTCGGGTTCGTTGACGTTATAACGGTAGCCGTATGTATTAGGTTTCTGTGATTTTGATTCCATAGCGGTATAACATCAGCTTTCGCTTAATTTTGTAAACATCGGTTTTCATGCCTTTGGTGTCTTCTACAACTGTTTTTCCGTTCTGCTCATATACAAAATCGGCTCTATAGGCACAAGCACGTTCCCCGTCTTGTTTCGGAATAAGCTCAAAAGGCACTTGTAATCGTAAAGCGGAAATGATTCCTGTACGTTCGAGCATTCGCAGTTCCTTATATCGCGCTGCTTCCTTTTTGCTATCAAAAGAAATCCCGTCTACAATGACCTTTTTGTTCCTATACTTGTTCATTCCGGCAATCTCCTTTGATTTTGCTCATATCCACTCAGTAGCCTATCAATGCGCTCTGCCCGTTCTATTTCACCTGCCGTAGCGTCTGTAAACATCCCTGTTATTGTTTCAAGCGCATTTAAGTGAATTATGTGCAGCTCGTCGTTTATCTCGCTGATAGCTGGAGCATATGAGCTTTTTGCAATATGCCTGTTCACTGCCTGGTAAACCAGTTCAGCGGGAATGTTAGCAAAATGCGATTGCCATAATGAAATAGTGATTTTTGCATCGCTGTCCTGCATGTTTTTGTATTGTGACGGATAAGCGCATTTGATAATTGCCAACAGCTTCGCCGCTTCTTTTTTATCCATCGTCATCCTCCAAAGCGTATTTCATAAACGGGTTTGTTTCGTGCTCCCTTGTACCGTCATTGCTTCCGTTGTCGTAATTCCCTTCGAGTATTTTCACGGCATTATCCCGGTTTATAACCCAATCAAATGTACAAGGGATTTCCTTCTTCCCACTTCTTCCTGTCAAAAAGTCTGATGCTTGCACACGCTCGAAAAAGCTTACAAAGTCTCCATTCAAAAGTTCGTGGACTATAAAAATATTCTTTTTGCGTACATTGGTCAGCTCGCTCGCTGAAGGAAGGTCAACACAAATTGCATTAAATAGTTTGATAACGTCAGATGCAGTCTTTGGCAGAGAGAGCATGTTTTGTTTCGTTTTGTTTTGTTTATTCTTGTTTTGTTTATTAATAGGGACACTTTGTGTATCGGACTGCGTATCACTTTGCGGATTACTTTGAGTATCATGTTGTGTATCAGATTGCGTATCACTTTGTGGATGAAAATCATCCTCACGCTCAGGAATAGGAATAAGCTGATATACTGCGGATTGATTTCCGCTGCGGCTTTTAAACGAAATCCGGCCTTTATCTCTCAGTTGAACTCTTGCACGCTGAATAGCTTGTTTCTGCAATCCAGTCTTAATCTCTAGGACTGACATGGCTACAGTGAAATTATCTTGCCACCCTGTTTTGTTTGCGATATGCATAAGTGCGTGCCACAAATTTATAGCAGACGCGGACAATTCATTCGTTTCGAGCCATATGTAAAATCCATTGATTTGTGTAATGTAATTCATTTAAGAGTACCGCCCTTTAGCTCTCCATTCTTTCACGTGGTAGGCAGAATGCTTTTTTCGCCGCTCGGCGGCTGCCTCTCTGTTCGTAAGCTCCTGCTTATACACCTGTACAACTGCATTTGTGTTTTCTGCCCGATTATAGGTTTCAAGCAAAAATGCCCTAACCTCGGTAAGGTTATCAGAAAGCCAATATCCTGATACATCAGAGGATGAAAGGATAAAGCTGCCTTCATGGTTTAAACGGGCTTCTCGTATCATCTTTCTAATTTCCCTGTCGGAACAACCCGTAAGGGTTCTTAGCATTTCCCTTGAAATTGCGTTTTCTTTACCACGTGGAATGAAATCTTTAATATCCATCCGTAATCACTCCTTTAAAAAGGCAAATCATCATCGCATGATATATCCTCAAAGCCTGAATTTACAGGATAGCCTTGCGTTGGCGGCAAGGCGGTATCATTAGGCTTATCAACCGTTTGCGCCCCTGCGCCCCGTTTATCGCCTGTAAAGTACACATTGTCGGCAACCACTTCAAAAGCCGTGCGTTTGTTGCCGTTTTTGTCCTGATACTGGCGTGTCTGGATAGAGCCTTCGAGGGCAATCAACTGTCCCTTTACAAAATACTTGCAAACGAATTCAGCGCGCTGCCTCCAGCATACGATGTCGATAAAATCCGCCTGGCGTTCCTCGCCCTGCTTTACGTATTTGCGGTCTACCGCGATACTGAAGCTCGCAACCGATACACCGGATGGTGTGGTTTTTAATTCAGGGTCAGCGGTGAGCCGTCCCATTAAGATAACTTTGTTCATTTGCTTCTCACCTTCCATATCTCACATAAATAATCGTCAAGCTTTATTCCGAAAACATGGTATTTTTCGCAAAAGCTTTGTTTACCTATATCGTGCGCTTCCTTGTGCAGCTTCCAGAACAGCGGAAGTACGTGCATACCCTTGTGTATGATGTCCTTGCGGTTTCTCCCTTGCCCTACAGCGTCTACGTGGTGTAGCTGGCATTTCTTTTGAGTAATACAGCACTTTTTATTTGCAATGCAAGCGTAGATATACCGTGCCGTATCAGGTGAACGTTCAAGCAAACTGTCCAGCGTTGGAATATCATTCTCAAGGCAAAACTTAACTAAAAAGTTAAGAAATTCATTAGCTGTCGTCATATCGACGTTTGAAAGCGAAAAATAATCGCAACCTGTTTTTGCGATAAAGTCATATTTCATCAGGGCTTTTATCTGGTCGGGCGTATGTCCGGTGTATTCGGATATATCCCGCATGGTTGCGTATATTTTCTTCCGTTGGTCTGCCGATATTGTCCTGCCATCATTGAGCCTGATTTCGCACTCATTTACGCAACGCTTCATAAGTAGCCAGTCTTGCTTAAATGGAGCTACGATTGTAAGGTTTTGACCGTCGTATCCGTGTACGAATCCTTTGACAACTACGTTACCCATATTTGGATTCCCATTTCTCGCAGTATGTATCAAGCAATTTATCCGATTTCAGGTAGTCTACAAATTGCTCGATTGTAACGTTTATATCAGGTGTTTCCTGACGTGTGTATGCTTCCGTCCAAACCTCTTCCCCATCTGATATGACGTAAACAAAGCGGCTTACTTCGGGGCAAATAGCAAAGTACATGGGATGTTGCGGGCTGTCTATGTATTTCCCGCATTTATAGCATTCGCTGAATTTCACGTCATAAATTGTTCCCTTTTTCAACGCGTCAAGGCGACCGTAAAGAACGAAATCCAATCCGGCAATATGGCGTTTTGTACTTGCTGAAAGCTGAAACACGCCTCCTTGAATATATCGGCTTACACCCTTTACACCTTTTTCCCAACAAGCGGGAAGATGTACTGAATTATCAAAGCAATACGAATATACGGCATTTTCAAAGTCAATACCGTTCTGCATTGCTTTTGTTGGAGGTGAAGAAACACGGTTTAAAGTATTTAGAAAGCTGTCTTTTGCCTCATCTTCTTTGTCGGTTTTGTAGAGGTAGAGCCAACTATTCAATAGGCTCTGCGTTATCAGGTAACTCATACGTTCCCGCCTCCTTATTGTAAACAAGGCCAAGTTCAGAAAGTTTTGCCCTGAATAACGCTCTTGATTCCCTGTTGCTCGTAAGGGCGTGTTTTACACCTTTCATAGCTTCTGCTGCGCGGTTAGCTGTTTCAGCATCTTTGATTGTTTCGATTATTAAAGACACTTCCTTCATTGCCGCGTCGTGCTGCTCTTTGTCCTTTTCAAAGACTTTACTTTCATCGGCTATGTTCTTCCGCGCCTCTTCGAAAAGCCTTGTTAAAAAGTCATTTGGTGTGTTTGCGCCGAGATTCGGAATCTTTCGTGTCCCGCTTATCCCGTAGCAGCCTTTTGCAAAATATTCTTCTGTCGGCGTAAAGCCCAATATACGTTCCTCTCCTGCCATCTGCATGTAACATCCGAGGTCGCAAGGCTGCCAAACCGTATTACGGGCCTTACCCTCGCATAATAGCCGCTGTTTGACTGTATCGCGGTCTTTCTCTTCGACCGTATGAAAGATGTATATTACATTTTTGTTCATTGCGACTTTGAGGCGTTCGGTAAAGTGGTTAAATTCTGTTGCAACAACTCCATATCCAATTCTGGATATGGAACCATTTTTAAGTTTGTTAGTGCTGGGATTTGAACGCATAGCCCAATCTTGCAAATAGGATATAAGGCTGCCGCCTGTATCGATAATGATTGTTTCCGCTGCCGCAACTTCTGGGGAATTAAGGTCTTTGAGAATTTCCTCGTATGTATCGCTTACAATTGTTGTCTTGCGGTGCTGCGCGTTAACGCGGCTGATACCCTTGTCAAAGTCAATCAACACAGGGTTAGGCGCGGAAAGTGCGAGCGTGGTTTTCCCGATACCAGGTGAACCGCTGATAATCATGCTGAACTTTTTATCACTGAAATTCATTTCATAAGGCTGTACTACTGCCATTAAAATCACTCCTTGTTTTCTTCAACGCATTCAACGCGCTTAATGTAATCTTTCCAATCACCAAGACTTGTGCAAAAGCATTTAATATCTTCGTCCAGACAAGTCTTTTCAAGCCATGAAGAAATTTTATTTATGTACGACTCAAAATCTTCACGTACAATTTCGCGCTGCCTGGAAGAATCCAACTGATTAAACCACAACCACGCGTATTCTTCTTTGTGTTCCTCAAAAAAATCTGTTCCGTGCTCGTCGTACATTTCAGCGCAAAAATCGTCAAAGCACCCTTCACACATGATTTTTCCGTCTACTGTGTATGTGTTCTCGCGCGGTTCTTCAAAGCCGCAGACCGAGCAAGTTAAAACTTCCGGCAACTCATTATCAGGGTATTGCGCGTCGTACTGACGTTGTGCTGTTTCTAAGCCGTACATTTAAGATTCACCTTCCTCGTCCTGAGGATTGTCAACAGGCAGGAAAAATCCTACCTTCCGCCCTAAATCGTCTATGGCGATAATTGCGTCACGTGGCGATTCAGAATACAGGTTATACCCTTTGAACTTGTCGAAAAGAGACTTTCGCGCATAGGTCACAAAGCTTTTCCCTTTCAGCTTAACAAGCATGTCGCGCTTAAAACCACATTCCATTGCTATGCCGGTATAGGTCAGGTGTTCCTGCTTCTCGTTTCTCTCAAAATACGATGAAAAGTCGGCTGTTTTTAGTTTTGTTAAATCAAAAATAAGTTCCTTTTTTGAAAGCACGTAGCAACTAAAGCCGTCTGCTGTTACGGCAATTATGTCGTCCGATAATTCGCAATATGCAACGCTCTGCGAACTATTTAGCATTGCTTTGCATACGTTTAACTGTTCTGTCTTTCGGTTCATTATGCAACCTCCTCCTCGATAGGTTCCAAGACACCGCATTCATCGGCTCTATGAAACTGATTTGCAAAGCTTAGAACAGAATTGCGCATTTTAACAAATTCTGTGTCGTCACACTGCATGGAACACAAGTGATACGCAAGCTGACAGGCAAGACGTTTATCCGCTTTAAGCCCAAGGCTGCCACACCATAATGGATAACACGAAAAATCAATATTTGCGCCCCTGAGGTCTGCGTACCTGAGGTCTGCGCCATTGAGGTCTGCGCCCCTGAGGTCTGCGTACCTGAGGTCTGCGCCCTTGAGGTTTGCGCCATTGAGGTCTGCGCCCCTGAGGTTTGCGTACCTGAGGTCTGCGTACCTGAGGTCTGCGCCCTTGAGGTTTGCGCCCTTGAGGTCTGCGCCCTTGAGGTTTGCGTACCTGAGGTCTGCGTACCTGAGGTCGTAATCCAATATTGCTTTTATACAGCCACGATTAATAAGCTCAAACACTTCGCTTCTGTTGAATTTTTTGACGTGGCCGATAATCTCGAATTTGTCTGCGCAAACATCAAATATACCCTTACAACCCCTTTTGTGATTAATAATTTTGACTTTGATGGTATCTTCAACAACCTTAGTGACAACACCTTTTGTCATATCTTCATCGGTTACACTGTAACCATTATTTGGTAATCCTTTTACAAAATCCCCTACTTGCATTGTGTTTTCCTCCTTGACAAACCGTAAAGGTTTGCTATACTGTAAATAGGTTTATTTCTTCTGCCGTTCACGGTGTGTCAGCACTGTGGGCGGCTTTTTCTATTATGGCTGTGCCATCTTCCGCGCGCCGAAAATCAAATTCTTTCATCGTGTCCGGTAGCGTCTTACCATATGGGTCATTTTCCGTTAACTTTACAGCGACAAAGCAAGATACGGTTAATAATTCGGCAAGCTGTTCATCGGAAAAATCGCCTATGTAAGCTTTGCGATAAGCTCCCATATCAAGGTAATAAATCTGTAATCTCACTGTCTTCCCTCCTTTCCTGCCCACAAGCCTTTGATTATCATTACGACTGCCAAGCTCATGAGCCATATCCCTGTGCCAAGCAGTATAATGGGTACAGCTTGCGGGTCGCCAATCAACCAAGCGTCAAGCCCACCGCTCATTCCAACGATAAAGACAAAATACAGGAATATCAGCAGCGCAACAGCATTTTTGCCCAGAAACGGGAGAACGCGGTACCTGACAGCATACCAGCAGCCGGACGCTAGGGCCTTTGTTTTACTCATTGTGGTTCACCTCCTTTCTATGCGGCCTTTTCCTATACTCAGTTAACCACGATTCATATTCTTCCTTTACGCCCGGTTGCTCAAAATAAGCATTTATAGCGGGTATCAGAGAAGCGGAGAAGTCGCAAATTACACTTGTTGGAATTTTTTCGGCTTGGATTTTCGCTTTTTCAGTGCGTGTCATTTCTTTGACTTTTGGCATGTTTTCATCTCCTTTCTATGTTCATGTTTTTGGCCTATTGCAAATTCTGTTTGGTGACACACCCAAAGCTGAAGCGATACCTGGAATCATCTCTGCTTTAATGGTTTTTCTTCCGTTTAGCAAATCGCTAAATGCTTTTTCAGAAAATCCCGCCTTAAAAGCTACATTTTTTTGTTTGTATCCCTTTTCCTGAATAACACTTTTTATGTTATCTGCAATATAACTCACTTAACGCGCCTCCTTTTTAACAAGAATCTTGTTGATGTATTAACTATATAACAAGTTTCTTTGCATGTCAATACTTTTTTACAAGTTTCTTGTAACTTTTTTCTTGACTTATATACAGACAAGCCTTACAATGCGATTAGGGGTGATTTAAGTGAGATTTGGAGATAGAGTAAGGCAACGCAGAGAACAATTAAATATGTCCAGAAAAGAGCTTGCCGCAAAGGTGGGTATTACAGCATCGGCAGTTGGAAATTATGAAAACGGAATAAGCTCCCCAAAAGAGGAAGTTTTACTTGCGTTATTTGATGCTTTAGGCGTAGATGCAAATTTTTTATTTCAAGATTCAATAAAAAAAGCTTCTGTGTCAAACGACACAGAAGCCGACGAAATCAACGACATAGCATATGGAATTTATAAAGCTTTACTTGATAACGGATTCATTAAAGAGGGGCAGGAGCTTTCCACCGCTCAAAGTGACCTTCTCGATGGCTTGAGTGTTATTATTTCGGCATTCTTCAATAAATCTAACGATTAGGTCTTTTTGTTTTCTTCCATTCCCTCTTTTCTGAATCTTTTTTGCCAATTCAATAAACGATTGAGGAACTTCCTTTTTCTCAGTATGTAAGGTTTCTTCCATTTCAAACTACCTCCATCTTGTCCTTCTGCCTGTCACCAATAATAGAACATTCGTTCTATTTAGTCAATGCATTTTTAACTACTAAACATTTCCTGTCCCGTTTATGGCACAGTAAAATATTACTATCCCTCCTATTGCTTTTATATAATTGGCGTATTAAAATGTGTAATAATAACGGAATTACACAAATTTGATAATCCATGATGACCGGTCAAATGGATTTGTTTGGGTGTTGATTACATAATACCAATCCACAAAATTTTGTAAATCCCTTGTGGGACGAATTGCACGAATTAGGGACGAACTGCATAAAAAAATCATTTCGTTGTGCAACTTGCACTAATGAATTACCAATACTTTCCGCTTTAAATAGTATATGTCAACTCCTTATAATAGATATAGAATCTTTATAAGGAGTGTCAAAATGAATATTGCGATATGTGATGATAGTGCTCTGCATTTAATCGAAGTGTCAAAAAAGGTAAAAGAATTATTTGAACGATTCAACGAATTTGGTAAGATTAGTTTTGCGTATAGGGAATTTACAAAACCAGATGAAATATTAGCAGCTCACGAAAAAGCTATGTTTGATGTTGTTTTTCTGGATGTGGACATGCCGGGCATGAACGGCTTTCAGGTTGCCGATTTTATGTATAAAAGTAATCCGAGAATAAAGATTATTTATGTAACGAGCCACGGCAAGTATATTAAAGAATCAATAAACCACGAGGTTTTTTCATTTGTCACTAAAGGGTGCGATGAAGATTACGAAGAAGCAATAAGAAAGGTTTTACGGGAATACAACGACGCCCACAAAAAGGTGAAATTTGAGATAATTCCGGATGATGGTCTGGATATGTCGAGTATCAAGTATTTTACTAGTAATCGGAACTATGTTATTGCCCATACCACCAATGGGGATGTTAAATTACGGGCAACTCTCGCAGAAATCGAAAAAGATTACAAAGAAAACTTCTTCTTCCGTATTGACCGTTGTACAATCGTTAATTTTTACTATGTTTATAACATAATCGATAGAGATGTAAACATGCACGATGGTACTGTATTAAGGGCCTCACGCGAAAGGGCAAAGGAGTTGCGCAAGCTACACTATTTGTATACATTTGACCGTGATTCCATTTTTGATGATGATTTATTACATTTTAGCCCCGACCTTGACGATAAGCCGCTGTCTGCCGATGAAATGAGGCGCGAACTTAAAACAGAAGATATAAAAACCCCAAAACGTCGAGGGAAATGGTGGTGGGTTTCCTAATATGAATGGTAGAGCTGCAATATACGTCCGGGCAAAAACACGGCAAGAAAAATGGAAACAGATTTTCACAGCAAGAATGTACGCTTTAAAATACAGAGTTAAAGTAGTACAAATTTATTGGGATTGTGACACCGGAGACGAAAAGGCTGGAAAACGGCCTGCGTTTGGTCGTTTATTAATTGATTTGCGCAAAGGTGATTATAAATTTATTATCGTTGCAGACTTAACAACAATTACAAGGCAATTCGACGAGCTAGAACGCATTCTTTTTTTCACAAAGAGTTTTGATGTAAACTTTGAAATCCCAAAATTTGAAAAAGAGTGTAAAAGCTTCGCTTATCCCTTTAATATAAAAAAATGACCGCTGCGAGCTGGCACTCGCAACGGCCTGAATAAAGGTATTGTGAAGGTATGTCACTCCTTCGACGAAATAATTATATATACTTTGTAGAGAAATGTCAAATTCTGCAAGTATATAAATATCGGAGGAATGAACATGAAGAAAATCCTAGTAATTTTAATGGCGGCAGTGATGGCTGTAAGCGTTTCGAGTTGCTCAGGAGGCGTATCACAGGAAGAATACAACAAAGTTGTTTCTGAGCGCGACAGCTTAAAGGCACAATTGGAGCAACAAGTGAACGGCGCTCCTGTATCAAGCGATGAAAACAGCGATAATTCTTCAAATGTCGCTTCTGTGGCAGAGGGAGAATTTAACGAAGAAGAAGTTATTAAGCAACTGAGAGTAGAAACCTACGAATACACAGATTTAATTAAAAACCCTTGGGTGGTTCTTACCATTCATAACGGTTCAAAATTTAATCTTAATATTTCTGTTGAGCTTAGTCAAAAAGACAAGGATGAAACTGTAATCGGTATTAATAACGAAGCTGTGCGAGCTGTTGAATCAGGATGTGATGTTGCTCTCCGGTTTCTCTGTGATGAGCCTTACGCATCTCTTGAATACAAAATTGAGGCAGAACAAGAAAACTATTTCGATTGCGTTCTATCATCGCTAACGTACAAGGTTGATAAAGTGAAAAATAAAGCCATTGTCTCTGTTACTAACAACGGAGATAAAGATGCGGCATTTGTAGAGTTTACAGCACTGTTTTTTAAATCTGGAGAAATAGTATATTGCGATACTGGATATACAGCGGATAAACAAAATCAAATAAAAGCAGGGAAAACCGAAAAAGCTGAAGCAAACTGTTACCAGGAATACGACGATGTAAAAGTCTATCTATCAGGAAAAGCATAAACAAAAACACCGCCCTCCCTTACTGCAACAGGAAAGAGCGGCGCAGGAGGAACCTATGTTTTTAACGTTGGAACAATACATAGAAAGTATTCAGGCCATTAACACCTCTGGGGAAAAAGATAAAAAGATTGAGGCGTTGCTAGAATACTATGAAAAGTACAACAAACGGATTAAAGCAGCTCCGGGTATGTTCTACGCCGTAATATACGCTCGATATTCGTCGCACGGACAGCGGGAAGAATCAATTGAAGGACAGGTACGAGAAGCTTTAGAATACGCCGCACGCAACAATATGATTGTAATAGGCGTATATATAGATAAAGCTCTCACAGGAAAAACCGACACGCGCGACGGCTTTCAAAGGATGATAAAGGACGCGGCTAAGAAAAAGTGGCAATATGTAATTTGCTGGAAGCTTGACCGCTTCGCGCGTAATCGGTACGATTCCGCACGGTATAAGGCGAAGCTGAAAGAATATAATATCCGTGTTGTCTCCGCCCGCGAATATATCCCGGACGGCCCGGAAGGAATCTTATTGGAGGGCGCACTTGAAAGCCAAGCAGAATTTTACTCTGCGAGCCTGCGCGAAAATGTAAAACGCGGCATGACCGATAACGCACTGGAATGTATATCAAACGGTGGAAATATCCCATTCGGCTTTAAAACCGAAAAAAAACGGTATGTGCTCGATACCGAAAAAGCACCTGTTGTCAAACGTATCTATCAAATGTATAATACTGGTAGTACCATACAGGAGCTAGTGAAATATTTAGACGGTTTGGGAATCCGCTCAACCAAAGGAAATAAAATCACAATAAATGGTATTAACTCTATTTTGAGGAATCCCAAATACATGGGAGTATACAAATATAAAGATACATACGTCGAGGGGGCCATTCCGCAAATCGTCGAAAAGGAGCTGTTTGAAGCCGTGCAGAAAAAACTTAATGATAGGGCGAGCAAAAAACGCCTAAAGAAAAATGATGTGGAATTTTTACTCACTACAAAATTATACTGTGGCAAATGCGGAATGGGTATGACGGGCATGTCTGGTACAGGTAAACTCGGCGCGAAGTATTATTATTACTCCTGCGTTGGTCGCCGCCGTGACCATAATTGCGATAAAGATAACGTCGGAAAAGACTGGATAGAAAATATTGTCATATCCGAAACCGTTAATACAGTTTTAAACGATGATGTAATCAAACGGATTGCCGACGGTGTTATTGATTTTCAGCGGCGGGAGCAGAACAATCAAGTCTTGTCCGGGTTAAAAAATCGACTTGTGGAAGTGGAGAAGTCAATCGAAAATATCATTCGTGCAATTGAACAGGGAATAATAACTCCGTCCACCAAAAGCCGAATGGAAACGCTTGAAGCTGAAAAAGTTGCTATTGAACATGGAATCACGGAAGAAAGCTTAAAAAATCCTATTGTAACACGTGAACAGGTTATTTTCTTTCTCGAAAAATTCAAGGGCGGCGATATAGCCGACCAAGAATACCGGCGCAAACTGGTTGACACGTTTGTGAATAGCGTTTATGTGTACGACGACCACATATTAATTTCTTATAATTTCACATCTTCCGGCGACCGAACAAAGCTTGAGGAAATTAGTAAAGGTTATGAAAAAGCGGAAGAAACCGCTAACACAAGCCGTTTCTCTCACTTCTTCATGGGTTCGCCTTTACTCCCCAATGGCCCACCAAAAAGGCATTCACCGATAGGTGGGTGCCTTTTTTTGGCTGCCAGCAGGATTCCCTGTTAGCCGCCAGATGCTGAAACTTATCGAAAAAGCTCAAGTTGCTTTGCCGGCAGGTTTTGATATAATAAAAATATAAATTTACTTATTTTATTCAGGTGGAGATTGCAGTGAAAAATACAAAAACTTGTCCTAAATGTCACTCTTCCGATATAGTAATAGTGAAAGGTCAAAAAACTAATTATGCAAAAGGTAATGTTATTTTTACAGGTGCTACTATATTCAGCGCAGCAATAGTAGATAGATTTGTTTGTTGTAATTGCGGCTTTGTTGAAGAGTGGGTTGATAATCCGCAGGATTTACAAAAAATAAGAATAAAGCATGGCAGGACATCATAAACATCTTCCGCTCTAAAGCGCGTTGCATCTTTTATCAATGGATTAGTAAGAAGACTTTATATATGACAACCACACCGTCACGCAAAGTTACCTACAAAGCAGAAAGTTTTGTACGGCTTGGCCCACCATTGCCCCCCGATGGTCACCTAAAGTCAAATCTCCGCGTTATCTTTAGTTCGTCCGGACGCGATTGTTATGGTTGTAAAATTCAGCAAAAAAGGACGCAGTGAATATCCGCCGTCGATATTTTGGGGCAAATACGATATGCTCCATGTGGTATGTGCTAAACTTTTATTGTCATTCACTATCCGAATGTTCTCCTTCTGGTATTTTAGTGCTGCTGTCAGGCCGCACTCTTATCTTACCAAAAGGAGTTTTTACTTCCTATATATCGTTTAAGCTTTTCTTGAACCCCCGGCACAGCCGGGGGTTTTCGCTTACAACAAAGGGAAGGCCCTCCCCTAAGTGGTTTTGGGGGAGGGCCTTCCCTAAGTGCCGGGCCCCGCTCACCATCCTTTGATGGTGAGCGGGACAGGTTTTTAATTAATAATCGAAAGAATCTTTTTCAGCAGAAACACATTTATGCTCTTATAAGGGTTCCCGCCTTTAGCTTGTTGAGCAGCTCCGTATTCTGGGCAGCCGTGCCGCTATAGTTGCTGATTCCGTTTGCAGCAGCAATCAATTTTCTGTTATTGTAAGAGGAATCTACGCCAACTGCATTGAGCGCTTCAACAAGGGACGTAGAAGACCCCGTATATTTGGGATAATAGCTTACCGCTGAACCTGCCCTTATAAGAACGCCAGCCTTAAGCTTGTTAAGTAATTCTGTGTTCTGGGCCGCGGTACCGCTGTAGTTGCTGATTCCGTTTGCAGCAGCAATGGCTTTCCTGTTATCATAGGAAGAATCTACGCCAACGGCATTAAGCGCTTCAACCAGAGATGTAGACGAGCCTGTGTATTGCGGATAATAGCTTGAAGACGGCGGCGGTGTGGTAGAGCCATACCTTAAAACACAGGTTGCAAAGTTATAGTAGCTGCGAGTGCAGATTTCTTTGCCTGTCTGGTCGCCAGGTACGCCTCCGGTAGCCGTTCCTTTTTCGTTAATGCTGGCATGTACGATTGTTATGGAGCTGCCGCTTACAGCAGACACCATTGCCGTATGGCTTCCCGATTTTAAAAGGACATCGCCCTTTTTCAGGCCGGAGCCGGACGACAAATTAATACTGCTGGTGATATCCTTAAACCCTTGGCTTATAAAAGCGGTTTTCATATTGCCGGTATATGAGGCACCCGCTGTTTTAACAGCAACTCCGGCTTTTTGCCACGCGGTAATTAAGAACGAGCTGCAGTCGTAATCCCATGCGTTGGTATAACCCGGAGCGGGGCTCAGCTCTCCCCAGCGGTAAGTCTGGTCGTAACCGTATCTTGCATCGTTTGCAATTCCCAGCGCCCAGCTTACTGCCGCGTCAATAGGATTAGCAGCGCTTACAGAAGCGATTGGCACTACGCCAATAATCATGATAACTACGAGTAAAACCGATAAAATTTTCTGTTTCATTTTCTTCTTTCCTCCGTTTTAAAATTTTTTATCACGAGCTTTTCTTAACGCAGACATATAATTTACACCTCCGGCCTCCTTTCTGGATTTTTTAAATTTGTCCTTAATCTGTCTCTTATACACATCTCCGAGCCCACGAGACTAGCGCTCATCTCGT